TTTGCATTTAGGTTTGTGCTTCTGTCTCGATCTTGTCTTTACTACACCTGTCGATCCTATTTCGCCCCCAGCAAAGATACACCTGATCCCTCAACTTGCAAGGAGTCTCTTTCGAGCAGGTCCCGATGTATCCATGGTGGAGGCGGAGGGTATCGCACCCTCGTCCAGTATGTCTATTCTACTAGATGTCAACAACATCAGCAATTATATTTATACCATGAAATAAAATATAAATCAACTACTTTGATTTACGACTACGTTTTTTAAAACTACCAGTACCACCGGTTTTAATCCATTTTGATTTACCGTTTGATTTAATTTTACTAAACGTAGAAGAACCTTTTTTAGTCTTTACAACTTTGGTACTTTTTGATTTAAATAAATTAAACATTGTATCTATCTCTGTATTGTTGTCTTACATCTAACAATTGTTTAACAAAAAGATCTCTTCTCTCTTCAAACACCTGAGGAGGTTCATTGTCAATAGATATGAGAATTACTATTCTTGGAACCGGTATATTATATCTTTCTTCGTACATAATAGCATAAGCAGTAGCTTGACAGAAGTAGTTTAATATATAATCTCTGTTCTTCAACTTCTTAGCAGTTTTAAAATCAATAATAGAAAGTTTACCCTTCCATTCTGCAACACAATCTACCGTGCCAGCCATCTTTAGATAATCAGAATATAAACGTACTTCCTGTAAATGAATGTTATCAATATTTCTGTCTAACTCTGATTTTAGTTGCTCAAAGTTTAAAACATCATTGAAACTATATTTAGAAGGATCAATGTCAGCATTATTAAGATAGTCTTCGCAGAGTTGATGTATGCGTGTACCTCTAGTAGATGCTTGGCTGCTAATTCTATTTGCTTCTTCGTTACCTACTCTAGCACGCCATTGTTTAATTGCTTCTTCACTAAACAATCCTGTTACTGTTGTCACTGATGGATAGAGTTCACCGGTAGGTGTTTTATAATACCTACCGGTGTCTGTATTGACTTGCTCAAGTACTTCTGTTGAATTAAGGATCTTTGGGGGGTGGTGCGTGAAGTGCTTGCGTTGGGCTAAAATTTGTTGAAGCATTATGTATTATAATTCCATTTTCAATTATATTCTTTTTAATGATGAAGTCTTTTACAAGACCTGATCTAACAATATCATTTTCCATAAATTCAATGCAAGAAAAATACTTAGGCATTTTAGAAAGTATTTTCATGAACTTATGAATACCTTCTTTTTCATCATCCCATTTTAAATCAGTTTGTCTATAATCTCCACAGAAAATAATCTTGGAATTTTGACCCACACGTGTAATGATAGTATTAAGTTCTTGATATGTCATATTTTGACATTCATCAACAATAATAATTGTATTGTCAAGAGTAAGACCTCTTAGGAAAGATGATGTTTCAAATTGTAAGATATTTTTTTGTTTTAATATCTCGTATGCATCACCTCTGTTATAAAGTTGAGAACAGATGGCTTGATAAGGTGCTTCATATATTTTTGATTTTTCTTTTATTGATCCAGGAAGGAATCCCATATCTCGCGAGGGGACAACTGAGCGTATGATTGTAACACTATTATAATCTCTATATTCTTCTATTTCAGATAAGGCAAGGTATAAAGATATAAATGATTTACCTGTACCAGGAAGTCCGTGAATAAGAAGATTTTTACCGTTTATAAATTCTTTAAAAACTAGCTCCTGATTCTTTGTCTTAGGTGTTACATTTTTTAGTTCGAGGTTATTCTTATTTTGTTTTTGCTCCTGACGCTTTTGTTGCTTGATTGTTCTTTTTTCAGCGCGAGATAATCTTTCCATATAGCACCTCGTGTTACCATGTGTTGATAGTATTTCTCCTCCCACTAGCCTTTTTAATACGCTTTAAAACATCACGAAAACCAGAGTCAGGCTTATGAAGGCCTAACCTGGTTGGGTCTACTATATTAGGAGTAGATAATACTTGTTGAAGATGTGGATTGTTTTCTACGTAGGCATCGTACTCAGAGATTGGCATAGAGATGTCAAACTCTTTTTTGGTCTTTGTATCATAAAAAGTATAGTTAGCCATTCGCCTCGATACCTTTAGACTTCCAATATTTTTGGATGTCATTTTTATTTAGGGGATCAAACCCTCTGGAAAGCATTTCTTCTTCAACTAAATCTTCAAGAAACAATTTTTCTTGATAATTTTTAGGTCTATAAAACTCATCTATAATTTTTTGAACAATTTGTTTACCATCAAGAATCTGTTGCATTTAATTCTTTCCTAACTTTTTGTTGTACTCTTTTGAGAGCTTCTGGTTCATGTTCGTTAAATACCAAAAGTGTTTCTTTCACACCCTTTTTATGACCTTCAAACCAATAATAAGCAGCCACTACCATAATGAGTAGTGTATACAAGCCAGCTGAAATTAAATTGTCCATTAATCGTCTTCGTATGATAAGAGTCTGTCTAAATTCTTAGATCGTAAAGCATTATCATAATTTCTGTAATGCTTTTGTTGTTTTTCTCTTTTTACTTCTTTAAAAGAAACATTTTCTTCTTCAAAGTAAGTATTATTAAAAGATTTCTTTTTGCTCTTGAAATCAGTTTTATTATACTTGGTAGTATTGTTCATCCTGAGAGAAGTCCTGGAAAAGCTGCCATAACTATTTCTTTGGTTATTCCCTTGTACGGGGATTTTTTATCCTTCATAGAAATGAGAAGCTCAGCATCATCTGCACTTACTGTCTCAAGCATTTGGATAAAAATTTGTTCTCGTTTCATATTTGATAAATTGGGATTACCCTTTTCAGTCAACAAATAGAAACGGGAAACTTCTGAATGAATTGCTTTGGGTTCATCAAATTTATTAGGGACATAAGGAGGAGCCCCTTCTGGCATAGCAAACTTTACATTTGCGTCAAACATGCCCTGTAGAATAGAACGAACTGTATAATTGTTGTTCTGCTTTAAAGCTTCTATTCTATCTTCCTTCTTTTTAAGTTCATTAATTTTAGCTAATACTTTAGCAACGGAATTCATTTTATATTCAAATGACATTAGAAATCACCTACGTTTTCCATCATAAGTTTAAGCTTATGTGTTATAAAATAATTAAACAGTTTACTTTTATCCTTGTTTGATTCATTCTCATATTTATTAAGAACTTCATTTTTAATACTATCAGGAACCATAGACAAATCTACCATATACTTATTACGCATAAAGTTTCTATCAGTGGTACTATCTAATAGTACTGCACCATCATTATATATCTTGTTTATTTTTTTCTGGGTAAGAGGTTTTTGACGTTTATCAGTTACAAACGTATCATCATCAGAAAGAACGTTAGGAACGCCGTCACCTGTATCCCCTTTAAGAATATGTTCTACAAGAAACCGCTCAGGATTATCATGGTTAATCCATTTTTTTCTTACAGGATCATATTGTTTGACATTAGAGTATGTTTGAAGTTGAACAAAGTCTTTATCACCAGAAAGTATAAGAATTTTTTCAGGTATATTAGATGATATTACAAGAGAGGCAATAATATCATCAGCCTCAGCTGAATCTACTTGAATAACTCTATAAGGAAAATAATCTTTAATCTCTGATTTAATCTTATTAAAGATTTCAAAGACATTTGTCCAATCTATTTCAGAAGCTTCTCTATTCTTTTTACGATTAGCTTTATAATAGGGAAAGACTTGCTTACGCCAATAATTTTTATCGTCACAGGCAATTACCATTTCACCATATTCTTCACCAAACTTTTGTTTGTAAGAACGCAGTGAATTGATTACCATGTGACGAAACAGCCCTTCTTCAATAGGGATGTTTGTATGGTTTCCAATCTGCATCATAAGATTGGATATCATAACCTGGTTAAAATCAATCAATATCATGTTATAAGTTCCACATTAATCTACATTAATAATTATATAGTATATAGATTAAGTGATCAACTGGTTTTCATCAATAATTCTAGATAATTCTTCTTTAGCACCGGATGTCAATGTAATAGCTGTGTCAGCTAATTCCTGAAACGGATGACTAAGCTTCTTAGTTCTATATACTATAGCCTTAAGAGTTTCTTCTACCATGACTACACATTTAATTGATTCTTCGTCTGGTGGAACTTGTAATCCGTAGGATGAAAGAACTGAAAAGGCAGCTTCTAAAGCATCTGCTGCTACCTCATCACAATAATTACGTCTCACATCTTCAATATGCTCAAAAGATTCCTCAAGATTATTTGGAAAACCTTTTATTGCCTTACTGGGAAATTGTATAATATTATCTTCCATTACCTTACCACTTTGAGGAGGATGGTATCTTTATTTATCCTCTCCGAAAGCTTAATAGGACCGGATGAAACATTATCCATTAACTTTCTCAGAACTATTTTGCCACCATTCAAGACTTGCTTTAGAGTATCCTCTGTCTTGCGACCAATCTTTTTACTTACGGAAGCATCGCTATCATAGCCATCAATGCTAGTGCGCCGTATATTGAGACCAGAAGGACCACGAGCCCTGAAAACACTAAGAACCTTAGACTTAGAGTTAAAAACCCAGAGTTCTTGAGCGCCGATAACCGTTGCGGGGTCACACGATTGTAATTTATACTCATTGCTTTCTTTCTGATACTGGAAATTTTTAAGGATCTTTTCCGTAGTAGGTGCCTTCTTCTTACGAGGAGCACGAGCTTTCTTTACGTTACCCGCAAAGCGCTCGCAGTCCTCAATAAGCCTAGAAATGTAACCTAATTTTACTTTTAGTTCAGATTTCGAATAGTGAGTGTAGCCCTCATTATCCTCGGTAATAGCATAAGCATACTCATCACGAAGAGGCTTATAGAACTCAGCAATTCGATTGGTATGTTGAGCCGGAATTTCATTTTTCTGTAACCACTCATAAATGTTAACAAGTTCACCTGAATCAAGAATAGCCTCTACATCACCAATGATATCAGAAACACGTTCTTTGATTCGCTCCTGAATAGACGGTTTTACTTTCTGTTCTACATGTTTCTCTTCCACATCTTCATTATGTTTAATGGCTTCATTAATATGAAAATAAACTCGCTTGCGATCAATGTCATCTAATTCTTGCTTACGGTTAGAAGCAATACGACACAACCAAG